CAGCTACCCAAGTACTAGATGTATCAGAAGGTGATAAAATTAACCAATGTAATCCCACTCCAGCAGTATCTGGATAGGTAGCTCCACTACCAATTCTAACATCATCACCAGCTGTTGGTGCTAATAAATCATTGTCCTTTGTAAACCAACCATGATAAAACTGGTCTGGATGTCCTCTTTCTATATATCCAAACCATCGTACTTTAGAACCATTTACAAAATTAGAATCAGACATTCTAACTGCATTGTCTATAGCATAATAAACAGGCTGAAATGTCCCCTGTATATAATTATCGCTACCCATAGGAATTATATCGGCACTATGAGACCAGCTTTCACTTTCAGAATCCCAAACTGAAATCTCTAAATTCGCGGCAGTTGAACCATTAGAATCTCTTGGCTTCATCCAAAATTTTGCCCCATATTGCGAATGAGATTTAATAGTAATTGCGGAATCTGTAACTTCATCAGAAGCACTGGTATCTTCTAAAAACCCAAATCTATATCTTGCATGACTACCAAGACCTGTATCAACTTTACTAATAATAGTATATATACCATCATTGTTATCAGAACCACTAATTGATATCTTATCTCCAATGTCAAAAGCAGCATATACATCGGAATCTCTTTGAGAGAACTGATTATCAGGAGGATTATAGAATGTTCCAAATGCACCAGAACCATTATCTGTTGTTGTATCGGTAGTTGCAAGAGTACCATAATCTGACTCAAAATAAAACAAGCCATTACCTTTTTGATTATCAGATGAATCTCCAGAAAGATTCTGAGTATCACCTGAATCTGGATATGCTGTAAAAGAACCAGCTGTTCTTATAGCTCCCTGTTTGTCAACCATTAGATTGACAATTTTAGCGCACTGATTATCAGCTATATCTCTAGAGTCCTTTATATTATTAATACCTCCAGAAAAATCATTTAATATATATGTCTGTTTTGGCACTACGCTGACCTCACTAAAAAGTCTTCCACTGTTCCTCTTCCAGCCATACTATTGTAGTATTTCTTCCAATACTTAGCCTGACCTTCAGCGCTTGATGGCAATGGTTTAGGTATGCGTCTATAATGCAAGCGACACATAGCTATTTGAGCTGCAACATTGGTCTCCAGTATAAAATTCCAGTCATCTTCCTTAGAGTCTACAAAGTAAGATAGCTTAACCATAGTAGCATCAGCCACTTTACGCATCAGGTCTTTGCGATAATGCAAATAGTTCTTGCATATATCTACAGCTACCCACGGCTCGCACTGAAAAAGGCCCCTTGCTGGCCCTTTTATCTGTCTTAGGTACTTATACCCGCTTTCTACCTTTCCGGTCTTGTATACAAGGTCTGACGCTTCAGGAGAATGCAAATCCATCTTCTTTAAGACCCTATCAATAAGGCCTTTAACTTGTCGTTCGTTTAGCAAGCTATTTACCCTTGAGAACACCGTGCAACAAATCAGTAACAATATCAACAACCTTTTCAAAGAATATTTGCTCCTTATCTTCTGATACAAACGGTATATCTATTTTAGCGTTTATTGCCGAAGCTATTTTTTCTTCCATCTCACTGGAATCAAGCTGACTCATCATTTCATCTTTTACTTTATCAGCCTGAGCTTCAGCTAAGTCAACTAACATTTTTTTAATGTCCATGTTTTACCCTTTCGTAAACAGATAACCGAATAAACCCGAGAATACAGCAGACAGCATACCGCCTATGGCTTTTATACCTGACATACCGCCCTCTAATTCCCTTACTCGACCATTCTGTTCTTTAATTAAAGTCTTTACCTCATCTAATGATTCTTTTACATGACTAATATCTGAACTCTGTTTAGCATTTAAAACAGTCAGTTCTTCAAGCCTGCTCTGCATATTAACTCGCCAGTCATCTATCTGTGTTTTATTCATCTCTTTCTACCGCCTTGTCCGCGATAACTTTTATACTTTCTTTTAGTACCGCGTCCATTTCCTATTCTAGTCTTTTTCATCTTCTTCACTTATTATCAAGCTTACCCTTCAGCCAATTTAAAGCCTCACTCTGAGTTCTTAACTCATGTGTTAATTTTTCATGCCTACGCTCTGCGCTATCAACGAGACTCTCATATCTTTTATCTCTTGAAGCATCCGCTACATTCCATCTGTCTATTAACTTTACCAATATCTTCCTGTTCTGCTGTATCTCTTCCTCAAGGTCTTCAAGTTTATTATTTACAAGTCTTTCTACAAATCCCCTAAACCAGTACAGCATTCCAGAAAATAATAAAATCATGACCCCTGTGGAGCCGTAATCTGAATATACATCTGTCATAAATTCTTACCATTTATATAATTAATACTCCACACTCACATAAGCCATAGGAAGTATATTGGACATCGCATACGGGTATAACTCAGCATCAGTGGTATATTGTCCCCATATTCTTTTGCCTCCTTCAACTTCAATATGCTTAATACCAGACCATAGGACTGAGTCATTGTCATCTACCATATAAGCATGGAAATATGCATCGTATTCACCTTCTTCTAATGAATATATAAGATATGTAAATACAGGCCTCCATGTATCAACACCAGCCTGTTCAGCTTCTGCGTAAAAGTACATAGGAACTTTACTATCAGCGTCTATTATACGATTTTCTATTGTCATATAGTCATCGCTACAGCCATATAATCCTAATATTAATAATAGTTTTTTCATTTCTATTTAAACCTATTATCTACCCAACATTTTCCGTAATACATTATACCTAACCAAATTGATATTTCTAATACCTCAACATACCCAAGTTCGTTTAATACACCTACGTCCATTATTTATTAAACATCTTTTTTAGTAACAATGCACCCTTAAGCTTTAACAATGCACAAACAAGTATTATAAAGACCACTGTCGATATATCAACTAAATGATTGCCAGAATCAGATTCAATAGTTCCATAGGGAGTATCTATTGAAATTCTATCTTGGCGCTCAGCTATTATTTTTTTCTGCATTCACTTTCTCTAATAAAGCGTCTTTAGTATCACTTTCGGAATGTTCAATATTTCTTATACTCAAAAATTCTTTTATAGCATCTTTAGAGTCTGACTCTGATGGGTAGTCAGCTTTCACTGTAGCCACTCCATTTATAAGCTTAGTCTTGCCTATGATTAACCTACCGTGCGTATCGCTATGTTTCTTAGCGCACTCAACATTATAAAACTCTTCAGCTACTTTAAAACTATTCGTTTTCTTTTCTACACTACCATCAACATCAACAAAATAATTATAAGACGAAGGATAAGTCAGGGTTTCAGTACTGCCATCACGGTATTTCTTTATACGAGTAACACCCGGCGTTGCATTTCTATGAATACGTATACGGTGACCCTGACTACACCTTCTTATAATCATGCTTCTGCTTCTACCTCTTCGGGTTCTTCTTCAGCAGTAAGTGATTCTCGAAGCCTGACAATGAACGCTTCTTTACCAACCTCTAACTGCTCACGCATGAAAGCATTGGTATTGATTTTGTTCTGCATATCATTAATATGATTAATCATCTGCTTCTCTTCATCTGTCATGTCTTCGATAACATACTCTTTACCGTCAAGATTCAAGACAGGCTTTTCTTCTTTTTGTTTTTTAGCCATTATGACTCCTTGTTGTTTTTTCGTTTAAGGACTCCTCCGCTAATCCAGCCCATTGCAAAACACAATAAGCACATCACAATTAGCGGTAGATAATCCAATTATAATTTCTTGAAATCTGCAATAGCGGCTTTTAAGCCATCACTCTGAGCTTTGGCTCTCGCCATCTCATCATCGTAACGCTTTTTCTCACTCTCTAATTGAGATAGTGAGTATTCTTGTTTGCTATCATCCATAGCTTCACCAGATTCAGCATCCCATCGTTTCTGACTCATAGCAACGTATTCACGTTCCTCTTTGGCTTCAGCCGCTCTCACGACCTTACCATCACTGTCTTTAACTTCGGATACTGCTTCTTTCATCACTTGTTTCTCTTTACCAAGTGAAGCTAGTTTCTTAGATTTCAACGAACTGTATTTACTCCAATCCATTTTATTCTCCTGTTATTTAATTATTCCGCATCTCTTGCGGCTCTATCTTTATAATCATCCCTTGCTACAATCATTGCTACAATTTCATCTTCTGATGCGGGGATTGAACTGACTGAATCATCAGCGTATAATTTCGGTAACCATTCGCTAATCATTCTTTTTTTGCAGTTACTGATTTTACCGTTAATCGCTCCATCTACCCAATCCTGTACGTCAAGTAAATCGTTTTTTAACACTGACTCTTCCGTTGAGCTTAGTGTTCTTTTTTTAATATCCATTTATATCTCCTGTTGTTTTATGTTATTTCGCATAGGTTATTTCGCCTAACAAGCGAGATATCCGCTAAAGTATGAATTACCCTCAATATCTGTCTGTTGAGTGCCTCCAGATTGATAAAAAAGAACATAAGCAGTATCACTTGCATCCATATCTGCTAAAATAGACATCGAAGCATGGTAATAAGCCGCATCTTGTCCAAAATCTGGGTCAAACATATATTGATACTCTCTATTGGATGTTATGATTTTAAACTGGTAGAAATCAGCCGCACTATCTACTGCATGAACACGAAGTATAAAACTTAATTGATACCTTCCTGTTACTGGTGCAGTGAAGGTATTACTTGCAAAATCAGCACCTTGGTCAAATACTTCAGTTGCAAAGGCTAATGTTTCTGCACTATCAATGGCAATATTTGTTTGTCCATCGCTTTTAGCTAAAAACGCTGGTTGGGTTGGCAATGTAACTGCGGCAGAGCCTTGATGTAACATCATTGCGGCAGTAGTAGAACCATCGCATATCTGGAAATCTGCATCTGCGTTAGAATCATCAACGTCATTTATTTTTCTAAACTGCCAAGAAAGAGCATCTACATCATGGAAATTAATCCATTGTGAATCATTAGCCTGTCCTGACTGTGACAACGATAAACATGAAGCATCCGAACCATACGCTTCCTGCTGTATTCGTAATACTGGCTGGTCATCCCCTGTATTGTCTTGCTGAAAAAACACTAATGGTGAATCGGTACTACCAGAAGCTTTATCTCTACTTACTTTTAGACCATTTCCAGAAGTAGTTGTTTGAACAAGTTCCATCTCTGAAGCATATACTTTTGCACCTTTATCCTGTGCCATATACACTGCGGTAACATCAGCATTACCAAGTGTTACTGTATTATTGCCTTTCCCTTCTGCTGTGTACCCAATTACAATTTCATTTACAGCAGTCGCAGTATCTGGCTTTGCGCCACTACCTATTATTACACAATTATCTGGTGATGTTACATCATTACCTCCATCGTCATGCTCACCAGCGGTATAACCAATCATAACATTATTTGAACCATCTTCATTTTCAAGCATCGCATAACTACCAATTGCAACATTTTTTTCTGCTGAAGTATTGGCTAATCCTGATTCATTCCCGATGAAAGTGTTATTCCTATCTTT